GTCGGCGTCATCGTCGCCATGATCGCCCTCCGGGGCGGCGGTGGCCTTGACCTCAGCCAGCAGCTCCTTCAGATCGGCCTTCTTGGCCTTCTTGTCGTAGGCGACGCCGAGGGCGTCGAGCTCGGCCTTGATATCGGCGGCGGTCGGCTCCTTTGGCGCCGAGGGCGCCTCGGTGGAGGCCGGAGCGCCGGTGAGCCCCAGCGTCTCGGCCTCTTCTTCACTCATGACCTGTCCGGCGAAGCATACGAGCTTGCCGTCGCGGATGACGCGCTCTTTGCATGTGAACATAACGCCCCCTATTGCTGCTTGCCGGACTCGCCCTGCGACGGGGTGGTCGGCGTGGTCGTGGCGGTCGGGGCCTTGTCGAGGTCTGTCTTCTCCGCGTAGCAGAAGGCGTCGGGGTAGGTGACCTGCAGGGCCGTGGTCTTCTCGGCCAGGATGGACAGCTCGTTCTGAATGAACTGGGCGTTCACGTAGCCGACCTCGACGCTCATGGTGTGGACGGGGCGCTTGCGGGCGCAGGTCGCGTCGTACACCAGGATGCCGTCGCAGTCGAAGTCCTCCACGACCGTCATGCCCCACAGCACGTTGTCGCCCAGGAACTGGTAGAGGCCCGTCTCGGTCTTGTACAGGTCGATGGCCACCTTGATGTCCGGGTTCAGGCAGACGTGGGTGGGGACGCGGCGCGCCTCCTTCATGACCTTGTTGCGCATGATGCGAATGGCCTCGTAGTACAGCGCCGCCGATGCGGTGGTGTAGGCGAGGATGCCCGTGGTGTTCAGGATGCCGACGATGCCGGTCGAGTTGTTGCCGGTGAGGAACTTGCCGTTCTCCTTCTCGTTCACGTCCAAGATGAGGTCGTTCTCGATGATGGTCGCCAGCTCGGCGTAGTCCTTCAGCGTGTCCTTGGACACCGGCACGTAGCCGGCGATGGTCTCCTTGAGGGCCTTGGCGGTCTTCCAGGTATAGACGACCTTGCTCTTGGTCGCCGACGTCCCGTTGGTGACTCCGCCCCACGTGCCCGGCTCGCCGTACTGGGTCGAGCGCTGCTTGAACTCGACGTCTCCGGCGGCCTCGGCGGATCCGAGCGTCGCGGCGAAGTTGTTGAGCAGGGCCGGTCGCTTGCCGGGGATGGTCAGCTCGGTCTCGGTGGGAGCCGTGACGGTGGTCACGGTCGGGTCGCCCTCTGCGCGGAAGCCGACCTCGAGGCCGCGGAACTCGTCGCGGGCGCCGAGGATCTGCTCGGCGAAGCTCGCGCGCGGTGTCTTCTGGATGCTCGCGCTGCTGCGCAGCTTCTCCTCCTCGTCCAGCACGTGCTCCAGCGTGAGGTCGATCTGCTTGATCTGCCCCTCGACGATGCGGGCCTCGTCCACCTTGTCCTCGTCCATGAGGGCGCGCTGGTTCTCGACGAGCTTGTTGCGCTCTGCCCAGAGCTCTTTGCTGTTGTAGAACATCAATTCTCCTTTCGGCGGTATACGCGGTTGCCGAGAACGATCGCCTTGCCCTCGGACTCGGTGCCGATCATGTTACCCCCGGCGTGAGATTTGCCGGGTTTCACCACTTCGGGGGCGTTTTCTCCCTGCGAGTCGCCGACCGCCGGCGGGACTGCGACGTCCGTCTCGGGACGGCGCCCGGACGTGTACACGCTCTCGGGCACGTTGAGGAACCGGGCGGCGATCGCCGGCTCGATCCGGGCGGCCACGCGCTCCTCGGTCTCCACCACCTCGTCGCACAGCCCCGCCTCCCTCGCGCCCTCGGCGGTGTACCACGTCTCGGCGGACATCGCATGGGCGACGTCCTCGACGGCCATCCCTGAGCGCGATGCGATGATCTGCGCGATGGAGCCGTCGATGCCCTCCAGGCGGTCGGCCGTGGTGCGCAGCTCGTCGCGGTTGCCCTGGCAGCACGTCCAGGCGTTGTGGATCATCAGGAAGGCGTAGTCGCTCATCGACACGCGGTCTGCCATGAGGGCGATGTAGCTCGCGGCGGAGGCGGCGATGCCGTCGACGTGGGCGACGGTCTCTCCCTCGTAGCGGGCGATGGCCCCGGCGATGGCGAATCCCTCGTAGACGTCCCCGCCGCAGCTGTCGATGCGGATGTCCAGCGGCTTGGGCGACAGCCCGTCCAGCGTCTGCGAGAAGTCCTTCGCGCGATTGGCGTCCTCCGGGCACCACCAGTCGTCCCCGATGGTCCCGTAGATGTACACCGTGGCCCTCTGGCCCTCGTTCTTAACCTCGAACATTCATGCCTCCTTTATCGGTCACTCCGTTCTGGCTCCCGTCGCCGGGGGCTTTGGCGGCGTGCGAGTACACGGTCACGCTGCCGTCCTCCTCGACGGTGCCGTAGTTCAGCGGGAAAAGCGGCTTATCCAGGACCCCGGTCGGGTCCACGTCCTCCAGCTCGCAGATGCGGCGCGGCGTATAGGCCCCGAGGTAGGCCATCTCGCGGAAGTACTGGGAGCGGGACCGGTCGTCGCCGCGCATGAGCCCCTTCACGTTGAGCTTGGCCGCCTTGTCCCGGTCCCCCATGGAGTCGAGCACCGGACGCAGCGCGAGCTCGATGGCGCGCGCGTCGGGCACGATCGTGTCGGTAACGTAGTCGATGTTGGACTGCTGGCTGCCCTGGTAGGTGGTGCCCGTCTTGTCGTACACCTTCCACGGCGGCACGTTGCAGGCGCGGCACACTTGGTGCAGGATCCACGTCTGCTGCTCGATGAGCGAGGCGTCCTTCATGGTCTGCTGGTCGGTCACCCACTTGGCCCCGGCCGAGAAGATGGGAGCCTTGCCCGCCTCCCCCACGCCGCGCTTGCGGGCGATGGCCTCCTTCAGGTCGGTCTTCTCCTGCTCGCTCACGTGGTGGCCCTCGGGAATCTCGACGTGCCCCAGCTGGTGGTTGCCGTTGTCGAGCATCGACTTGTAGAAGCGCTCAAGGTCGACCGAGAGGCCGATCTGCTTGGCGGCCAAGCGCGCCAGGGACTCGCCCTTGGTTCCGGTCTTCGTGACATGGGTCGTCACGGAGACCACCTCGTCGGCGAAGTAGCGCCCCTCCGGGTTGTACTTGTCGCCGGAAAGCTCGAAGACGGTGCGGCGGCCCTCAGGGCGCGAGCGGTCGAAGTCGCGGAACACCCCGCACAGCACGGGCCACACAGCCACGGGCGCGCCGCGCCACCACTCGACGCGCCAGTAGGCGGTGCCGAAGGTGTCGCAGCGCAGCCGGTGCCACGACATGAACTGCGCCGCGGTCATCTCCTCGTTGGCCATCCCGTTGAAGAGGACGGCCAGGGGATGGTCGGGGAAGGACTCCCACTGGCCGGTGCGCGACACCACCGAGAACGGCAGCGACGAGAGCGATCGGGCCTTTGTCTGCTCGCAGGCCATGTAGTCGACCGACATGAGAGCGCCGTAGCCGGCGACGGTCGACAGGCCGACGTCCCCGATCTCGCCGACGGTGACGATGCGGGGCCCTTCGTCCGGAACCGGCTGCGCCTCTGCCGGCGGCTGCGCCTCTGCCCGGTAGCCGGGCTTGAGGTCGGCCCCCGTTATGAAATCCATGATGCGGCCCAAGTCTTCCTCCTTTGCGTCGCGAGAATCCTACCCCGCGCGTGAGATCAGTCGTTCAGCGGGACGTAGTGCTCCCTGCCCGCCACCAGCTTGTCCCAGGCCAGAGACGCGATCGCCAGGGCGATGGCGGCGTCGATCTTCCTCTTCTTCGAGTCCTTGCCGAAGCGCGTGCCGTAGGGCTCGCGGTCCTCCTCGATGCAGTTCGCCAGGTGCTGCTTGAGCTTCGGGCACTTCTTCAGCCGCAGCTCCTTGCTCTTCACCAGGTGCTGGACGATGGCCGTCGCCTGGCACATGGTGGCGTTGTTCTGGGCGAAGGCCGTGGTCTCGATGCCGTAGGTGTCCCGCAGCTGAGAGTCCATCACGATCATGCGGTTGGGGTCGATGGCCACCACCTCCGGCCAGTGCTTCTGGCAGAGCCCCGCCACGAGCTGCATGATCTGGTTGAGCGGGTAGTGCCCCGTGTCCTCGTCGGGCGTGTCGAACACCCACTCCTTGGTGCACGAGTAGCTCTTCCCCTTCTCGTCGGTGCGCTTCTGGTAGGCGACGATGGCGTAGCAGTCGCCGGAGGTGGCGCCATCGATGCCGAGCGTGTAGGCCTTGCAGAAATCGAAGTCGTTCTTGCGCCGCACGAGGGCGTTCAGCTGGCGCGCCGAGAAGCAGCTGTACTCGTCCTTCTTCCCCGGGAACCGGTTCGCGGTGTAGCGCTCGAACGAGCGCTTCGACGTGGCCGTGTTTCGCTGGTCCTCGATGGACTCCCAGTCGATCCAGGACGCGACCATGAGCTTCTCCCACGCCCTCGGGTCGTCTATGTCGTCCTTCTCGTCGAGCCCCAGCCAGTAGACGTACATGCCGGGGTCCTTGTCGGCCTTCCGCAGCACGTCCCAGAGGAAGCCCTCCTGGGCGTCGGCGGCCGTGGTGATGCCGATGGCGAGCGGGTTGGTCTTCGCGATGGACTTCTGGCCCTTGAGTCCGGCGTCCCACACCTTGCTGTCCTTGTAGACGTGCATCTCGTCGAACACGAGCACGTTGAAGTGCCATGACTCCAGGGCGTCGGCCTTGTTCGGCAGCACCATGATGCGCGCCCCGGTCTCGCGGTGCGTGATGACCTTCGTCCCGATCTCCCATTGCTTGGCCCAGGTGTCGTTCAGCTTGATCATGGTGGCGATCTTCTCGAAGATGTTCTTCACCTGGTCAATGCTGGATGCCACCACGCCGTACTGGCCGTTGTGGCGCACCTCCATGGTCGCCACGGTGAGCACGATGGCGGCCGCCATCTCGGTCTTTCCGTACCCGGACGGCAGTCCGATGATGGCGCGGCGGTGCGTGCGGCGCCACCGGCCGCCGCGGACTTCGCCGCAGGCGAACAGCGGCAGCCAGATGTTCTCGCGCTGGAAGTCCTCAAGGAGGAACGGCGTGCCGTAGTACTCGTCGTTGGCGACGTGCTTGCACATCGACGACATGCAGCGCTCGTAGTCGTGCGCCATCACCAGCCCGTCGGGGCTGTACTCGGTGGGGGTCCTATACATCCTCGACCTCCACCACCTCGGCCTCGCCGCCCGGCAGGTACTTGGCATAGGCTGCGTCGATGGTCTGGAACATGGCGGCGGTGTCGGCGGCGGTCTTCACGGTCACGGCGTCCATGAGCCCGATGCGCGACCGGGCCAAAGGCGACAGCCCCAGCTGGTCCGACAGCGCGCGGATCTCCGTCGAGCAGGTCTTGAGCACCGCCACGCCCGGGTGCTTTCTGGTCACCGGGGCGCCGGGCTCGCCGTCCTCGCCCTCCTTCTCGCCGATCTGCTCCAGGGCGCGGATGGTGCCGTAGGGGCCGGCCATGTCCTGCTGCACCTGTGCGGCGAGGGCGTGCCAGTAGACCAGGAGCTTAAGCATCGGGATGTCCGCCTCGGTGAAGTTGTTGACCGGCGGCGCGATGAGGGACCATATCTCGCTCTGCACGAGGTCGGCGGCGACCTCCTGGGGCATCTGGACGCCGCGGCGCTCCTCGGCGAGCCCGTAGCGGTCCTTCAGCCCGCGCCGGATGGCGCCGTCCTGCGGCATGCGGCCCCTCATAGGCCCTCGCTCTTGAGGGCGTCCTCGATCTTCGTGGCAGCCGCCGCGAGCGACAGGCACAGAGGAGATGGGGTCAGCAGCGACGCCCGCGACAGGTCGGCGGCCGACTCGTGGGCCCGCTCCACGACGCCCACCACCTCGTCGGTGGTCATGA